CTGGTATGTTGTTATTCTAACATACGACGGCCATGGGATTTTAGGATTTATCATAGCGGAGTTCTTTAAACACTGGGAATCTTAAGCTGCCATACGGGGTTTCTTCCATGTAAGCAACTTTGACTATTTTACCAACAATCCGATTAGGGTCGGCCCAAAAGGTCTGGCGCTCTTCCATCGAAAAGCCTGAACCTACTTTAACCTTCTTGCCTTTATAATCGACAACAATTCCACCAAGCATTCCGGCGAACAACCCCTGGCCTTCATAAACTTCAAATACCAGGAGGTCTTCGGTTTCCTCCGGCTTAATCTTCATCCAGTCGTAAGATCGTTTCTGAACATACTTATAGTTAAGAGGTTTAACGACCAATCCTTCGAATCCAAAGTCTCGAGTACGATTATAATAGTGGTCTAACTCGGCCTCATTGCGTATTAACTTATGCGGGATATATTTAACCATAGGATTTATAAACCCTATACGTTTCATAATTTCATACCGCCGACTAAACGGGAATGTAGTTCCGGGAATATCGATAAGGTTAAAGACCACGTTTTCAACTTCAACCTTTGACCGAAGTAATCCCGAGGCCGTATTAAACTCAGCATCGTTAACAGTTAACTCACCATCAAGGTCAAAATCATATGGCTCGTTAAGCAAAGTAAGGACGGATTGTAACTTAGTTAAGCCAGGGATAATATGGCCATTTCGAGTATAAAAAGTTCCTTGATGAAAGATACCTCGAAGCCCGTCGAGCTTGGGTGAAGCTATCAAGGGAAACTCAAGTCGGGAGGCATCTAAAGGTTTAGCCAGCATAACATCATGCTGCGGAATAAGATCCGGATAAACCTGATTGATAGACCTAGCCCCAATACCTAGTTTAAGGTTCTTTTTGAAGACCAGGGTGATATCCCCCTGGTCTAGTTCAATATCAAAATAACTTAGCTCTTTAGCTGCGTTATCTCGTGACCCAAAACGGTTATACGGATTATAAGTTATCTCAAGTAGCTTAAGGAATAATCCATTGCGGTCACCGAAAAACTTTAATAGTTTTTGTTTTGCCTTCAAACCTCTGGTCTCTCTGATTTGTCGCAGCTTGTTGCTTGCATACATATAAGTATCCTCCTAATTTTTTTACTCCTGCTTTACCATATACTACGCAGACTTGTATTTCATGTCTAGCTAACTCTCGGTGAATTAACCGTTGCAAGGGCGAAGTTTTACCGTCAATCTTTTTGAGTTCTACCGCGTAAACTTTACCTCTAATAAACACTAGTCTATCAGGTATTCCTCGTCGACCAGGTGACACCCATTTATAAGATATGCCACCTAGTGACCTAATCAATTCCTTAAACTCCTGTTCTACCTCCTTTTCTAATTCAGGCACTTGGTCCTCCTACACCTTAGAGATTTTGATTAAGTTATCACGAGTTACTTGTAATTGAGAATCTTTAATACTGAGGTCTTTAAATACCGAAACGATAGTCTCTATCATATACCGATTAGACACAAAATTCCCGTAGTGGTCAAAACAGCGAATCCACTTTCCTGGATTTTCGGCGGCTATTTCAATAAAGGCCAAGGCCATAAGATACGATCGGCCAGTCTGACGATTGTTAATATCATCAAGTAACCATTTCACTTCTTCATACCGTATCCGCTGTTCAGGCCTTAAATGATCTATTCGGTATTTTCGTATCTTTTCTAGCATACTATCCTCCTATTTAATAAATTCCGTTAGTCTACGACGCCAATGCCAGTTATCTAAATCCGTCATATCTCGAGTATAAGATAACTTCTTATATCTACCAAAAATACGATTAGTATATGATATGCGGTTCTTAGTAAGTAGCTCTACCAACAGTAGCTGTAGAACCTTCTCAAGATCAATCTCTTTAGCTAGGTATTCCAGGGTAAGTCGGAAAGATTTAAGAACTCTTAAGTGACCTCGAACCTCCGCTTGAGTTAACCGTATTTTATTAAGCTCATCGACTATCATTTTCGATACCTCTTACTATAGAAGCCGTCGGCCTTTAACGGAAGATCAATAGCCCAATTAGGTTTCTCACACATAAGTTCTAGCATGAGATCTAGATACTGGTCTCTTTGTGAGTCATCAGGACCGAGGCATATAAGCTCATCGTGGACTGAGGCTATCATTATTAGATCACTTTGGCATTCAAAAACATTCACCTTAGCATTGGCTAAGAGATCACGAGCTATAGCCTGAACAATATTCTCAGTTATCCTCCCTGGACTAATTTCTAAGACACTCCATTTCTTAGAATATGGATTTTTACCCTCATGCTTAGGAGTAAGACCATATTTTCCTTCACCGATAAAAGGATTAGCATACCAGAGGGGACGACCGGACGGTAAGTAAACTCTCAACCAGCCTTGTTTACAAACAAAAGTACACTTATGACATTTAACCTCTCTCCCTGGATTTTGAATAGCAAAGATAACAGCTCTATGCAGGGTTCGCCACATTTTAGCTACTCTGGCATATTTGGTTCTAAAAGCTTTAACAGCGCTCTTAGCTTGAGCATAGGTGAGCTTAACATTCCAGTCAGCTGCAGTTTCTATAAATCGATCAACCCCCATCATAAAGCCACAACCAAGGATAATGATCTTACCTATGAGTCGCTGATACGCTGCTTGTTTGTCCCCGGCCTTATAGGCTTCAGCAATTTCGTCATAAGACCGCTTAAACAAAAAGGACGCCATGTCAACATATTGATTTCGGCCATTAAGAATAGCTTGCATAGCTTCTGTTTCATCGGCTAGCCACATGATTATGAAGTTCTCAACACTAGTAAAGTCACCCGCGTATACAAGCATACCAGGGGGTGCTTTAATCATTGGTCGAATAAGGGCCTTAGCTACATTTACCGGGTCCTCTACTGCCATAAAACGCATGAACTTATTGATCTCTTTTTCGGGATCTTCAACAGAAGCCCTTGGCAGGTTATGTAATTGAAACGCTCGGCCTGACCATCGACCAGTGTTAGTACCATGATACATAAGGTTGTCGTGAACATAACCTTTGTGTTCAAGTTGAAGCAATTTATGAAATTTAGCAGTTGACGACCGTCCTAATGTTTGTCGTAAGATTAGCATCTCGCGAACATTGGCGGGTAACTTAGGATCTTTAAGAAGACGAATAACAGTATTAGCCTGAAGGTTAGGTACTTTAACACCGTTTAAGGCCATCCAGTCTCTGAGCTTTTGAACTTGTGTTACTTTTGAAAAAGCTCCTCTAGATAACTCCTGGACTCGGTAAGTCATTTCATCAACATAACTCGATATGTATTCAAGGATGCGCTCAATTGCTTGAATATCTACTGGGACTCCAGAGTCGTTAATTGTTTGAGTAATCTCCCAGATATACTGTTCATAGTCAGTTAACTGTTTTTGTGGGAGGCGCGTTAAGAGCTCCTCAGTGGCATAAACATCATCGAGGCAGTACTGACCAAATCTTTCAAGATCTGAAGCAGTAAAATCATAAGGACAAACAGGGCGTTGTCCCTGTGAGTTGGGAATACAAATCTTTTTAATGAGGGACTTGCCATCTTTGTTCTTACGATTCAGGCACCCAGTTACTTGAGTAGCCTCATCGAGTTTCGGTGGAAGAGTAAAAGTCGTGGCCAAAGCCATAGAGTCAATCATTTGTGATAACTTAAATGGCGGCAAGCCATAACGCGTTCCTATTATATTCTCAATTCGCCAATCAAATAAAGCGTTGTGAGCAACGAATTTTGATTTGGGATCAAAGAATTCCTCTGGAGGTGGCTCTCCAGGTTTCCATAAATAGCCCGGGTATTTTTTTCCATATCTTTTCCAGCCCATAAGGACTATATCCGCATCGGGATGCTCAGCATACTTTTTAGTGCCATGAGAAATAGGCACGGGGGAATAAGTTTCGTAATCGAGAATTATTATAGGCATTATTGTTCTCCATATAGCATGTATGACTGGTGAACTAAAGATTCAATAAGCTCATCAGGTATGCTCCCTGTCTGACTAATAACGATTAAGTTGTAAAGAAGGTGACACTTAACAGAAAACATCATGTAAGCTGAAAGGGGCATTGTTTAGACCAGGGGGAGTTATTAGCCCTCCCCTGGTTTTTAAGGGTTTATTCTTGAGGCTTAAAAGCTGAAAATGCTTCTTCGGGCTTCTGCCGGCCATCGAGGCGCTCATCATCGCCGGCAAACATGACGTTGTTAAGCCAACAAGCTACGCCTTTACCGCCTTTGGGATGTGCATACGGGTAGATATTAACATCAACATTGGCGCGACAACCTGAGTAAAATACCTCGGCTGGGTCATAAACCGGTTCAACATTTTCATCAACCATACCAGGGCGAGACATACCGGCTGAACAGTTCATAAACATTTTACCTTTATAGTGCGCCGGGCGCTCCTCAGATTCGACCAAGGGATCACCGTCACGAAGACAGACAGTAAAGGTAGAAGCTTTAGCTTGTTTAGCTGTAAACTTACCTTTTTCAATTCCCTGGGCAATGGCTTTCTCAATAGCCTGCTGAATCCGGCCTACCTGAGGATCTTTCTTGTTCAGAATCACCGTAACACCGAATTTGTCGTCCTGGTTCGGTTTGGCCAGGAATACCCAGTCCAATCTTACATTTTGCAGAATCATTACAATACCTCCGTTCATTGTTTTTAAGAACCCACTCAAACTTTTCAAGTAGGTCAAAGATTGAAATATGAAAATGCCGAGCGATATGATGAAGAAAGAAAATTATGTCAACAATCTCTCGGGTTAAATTATCTTTATCAACCCATTTCTCAGATCGCCAAGGCTTCCAAGAAAATGAGTCAACTAGCTCTGAAACTTCCATGAACAAACCCAAAGCCAATTGGTCAGGCGGATGCCTTCCCATTTGGTCTTCAAAGTCTGTGATTCGTTCCCAAATCAATGGATCAATCATCATTCATCCTTTTGTAAGGTTCACCACAGGTCATCTTACCCTGATTGCATTTGGTGAACATACATTCAGGACCAATTGCTTTACCAAAAGCAGGCCAGGAGGTCTTCAGAAACTGGTGTAGCCGACTGGCAATATGAATCATCTCACCAACATTTCTCAAGCACTCTCTTTGAGCAATAAAGTTAGCTAGCGATCGAGCATTAACTGTCCAAATAATATTTACAGCCGATGCGTTCGGCAAAACCATACGAGCTTCTTCAACCGGCACCATGTCGCATAAAAGTTTGTACGAGGTCAGGGTGGATTTAAGCTGGGCTTTATAAATCTCGGCAGCTGCTCGATCCTCTACCGATTCTTCAAGCTGGGCTTCACAATACTGCTTAAGCCGGTCGGACTGTTCAGCTTCGGGAATAATATACCTGGCGATCTTCGGATGCACAACCATGGGCATATCCCGATAGTCCGCGTAATGCTGACTCGCTGAGGTAAATGACCCAATTCTATGCCTAGTGATCTGGGCCAAAAATGCTCTCGAAACATTCTCTAATAAGAACGTCCACGAGATGTGCTCGAGTACACTCGAATGGCCGGCAGTGATCAAGAACCGAATTAAAGCGCGATTCGAGGTCTTTCCGGATTTTACTTCGTCGAGATCGACTCGTTTCTTTTGAGTCAAGCGACATGCCTGGTGTACCAGAACTCCGGGGCGAAGTGGCCGTTGAATTGTTCGAATATTTACGTCCAGATAACTGAGTATCTGCATTATCTTCCTCCATAAGGTTAAAAACAAACATCATGTTCGTAGCTAAATGCAGAGCATGATGCAGATGGCCTTCTTTATCTATAATGTTACCTTTAAGCAACTCTTGTAAGTGCCGATAAGATGCTTCAAGGTAGTCTTCTGCCGGTACTGTTTTCCAGTCATCAGGCCCATACTTAATAGACCCAATCAACAGGACCTTGACTAGACCTTCAACGAATATCGGATCAAGTAATCGATAGGGCAGCTTTCCTTTCTTATCCTTCATAGAGATACCAGGGAGGGTTATTAGCCCTCCCTGGTCTTAAGAATTAGTCCCAGGGATTATCTTCTTCGGTCTCTGCTTCGGCCGGATCAGCCAGCTCTTTGTCCGACTCTTCGTCCGACTCTTCGTCCAACTCTTCGTCCAACTCTTCGTCCGACTCTTCGTCCGACTCTTCAGGCTGTTCCAAAGCCTTGGCTTCCTCGTCATCCAGGGCGGCATGCAGTTCGCTGACATCCTCGCCGATGGCCTCGAGAGTTTCCTCTACCTGACTATGCAGGAAATCAGCCAGAGCATGCTCAGCCAAGGCAACACCGTGACGCAGACGGGACTCTTCAGAGACATTATCGCCTTCCAAGACATTCTCCCAACGACCAAGAGCAGCAACTGCTCGCCGCAGACGTTTACGGGCCAAACGAAGTTTGTTAAGCGGCGTGCGGACTTTGCCAGCGGAGGACGTGGTTTTCCGATGAGCTTCAATATAGGCCAAGGCATCATCCATGGTCATAACCTTGAACAGGCGTTTACCGGATTCTTCATCCAGAACTTCAACCGGATAAATCTCAGCGCCGGTAAACTTGGCCGCCGATCGCATACCAGAGAGATACGATGCCATTACTGTGGGTTTCACGCCAACCTCTTTCAGAATTTCATCGCGAGTGTAGGTGCCTTCCTTAATCATGTTTACAACTTGTTCTTCTTTTGTCATTTTGGTTCCTCCGTAATGACTTGTTATGGGGTTAGGTTACTACATACTACTTATTAGAATTTCTCACCTCCTTGTTTAAGATTCGCAAATACTGATTCAGCATTATAGGCTGGCCGTCTATCAGACTCAGGTACCATGATTGGTTTACCCCTGGGCTTCTCAACCAGCTGTTTAAATTCCTCTGAGTCTCGAAGTTCCCGACTCATCTTTTCTGCTTGAGCTGGAGAGACCATCTTTGATTTATACATCTCGTCAAAATCGAGGTACTTACCTAAGACCTTTACCACCTGGTCTTCTGACTTAGCCCATTTTCTGGTAGATCTGCCTTCAACCAATTTAAAATCTTTAACTGGAATACCAGAGGTGAGCTTGAGATAAAAGTGTTTCCGAGTATCTGCAATATATGACTCAAAAACTGGAGCTTGTTTAAGCAGATCACTAAGCTCCTCGTCAGAGACCATGTCCATTCGCTTTCGAACCTTAAACACCTTTTGAGCTACCTCATTAGCATTTTTAAACCGATGCCGGCAATAAGGTTTGCCTGGACAAAATCGACAGGTTTCAAGACTTGGGTTAAATTCTGCATTATTTGATTTAGCTTCTATAACTTTAGGAATCAATATCTCTTTAAGCCACATTCGTAAAGCTTGAGAAGATATAGTCTCCTTATCATAGTTATCTCGAAAAGGTTGAACAATATGATATTCCACCTTTTTATACCTTGATAATGTCACCCAGTCTTTTGCATAACCGGCAGCATAGGCTCTGAGCTGAGGATTAGACTCCGCCTTAACCCCGATACCTGAGCCGAATTTCCAATCAACAACTATAAGCTTAGTCTTGGTTTGCAAAACTACGTCTGCTGTTCCTGACGTAAGATTAAGCTCTTTATGATACCCTTGCAAAGCCACAAAAGTTTCAAAATGTTCTTGTTGTACATCGATAGCGCACTTAAGATTCTTATAGTACAAAAGCGCATCTCGAATAGCCGCGGTATCGTCAATGGTTAAATCAAATTGTCCTAAGGGCACGCCATCCTCAAGAACTCGACGTATTACCTCGTGAAGATAAGTACCATGATCTGCGTATGACGAAGTACGATTTGCCATTTCAGGATGCTTCTTTTCAACGGCTTCAGCAAATCGAAAAGAGGCAGGACAACTGATTATTCGATGGAGCCTTGAAGGACTCATTCGTGCATGACCGCTCATTTGGACACCTCTGGGCTAGCACAGTCTGCTATCCGATAATGCGAAAAATATTCCATATCTCCTTGGCTACTCCATTCAGTTTTGCCATCTTTAAAACACATAATACCCGGGCACCCAGGTTTATATGCTGCAAAATAGGCGGGTTTCCAAGAGGCCGTATTATTATGTCTAACCAAGACGGTATCACCTTTGGTAAGACAAGGAGACTGTGAAAAAGGATCAACCTGAGGCAGAGCTTCCGGAAATAACGACGGAAACTTATCAGATCCAAAAAACTTGCCCTTTCTAGTATAACACACTTGAATGACTTCATCTTCATTACGAGTATTTACAGCTATCTGAGTGCTAGTAATTTTAGATATCTGTACCCAACCATACTGAATTGTCCAAACCCAGTCACCAAGTTTTAATTTATTATAGTTCATAATTCATCCTCCGTAGGTAAACGGTAAACTTCCCAATAAGCTGTTTTACTATTACTAGACCAGTGAGTGGTACCTCCGATATAACAGAAAATACCTGGAAAATCTGGATCTCGATAGGCGAAGTATCTACGACGCCATGGTCTGATATTTGATCGCACCATAACTTTATCCCCCGGTTTAAAAACTATAGGTTTAGGAGTTTGATCGAGCTGTAGTAAAGGCTCCAAAAATACTGTAGGAAACTTATCATTTTCAAAATACCTACCGTCGTTAAAATAAGTATAAGTTTGACCGCCGTCGGCTTTAACTATAAAAGTACGGTCTGGGGTTATGCTGAAAACTTTAATCCAGCCATGACGAATGGCCCAAACATAATCTCCTGGCTGTAATTTAGCTAAACGAATAGCCTGCTCAAGGGCTGTTTCTGGATACATTCTGCTCCTCCTTAAGTTTTTTAAATATAGGCCAGCCCAGACTATCAACTGCGTCGTACATAGTTACTGCTCGATACAGCCGAATATGCTTCAGTACTTCTGACCGCGATACTTTGGTTATGATAGTAACATTATTCTGAAAAAAGACAATATTACTTTGTTCAAAATCATGCCGAGAATACGTAGAAGCATCCCACATATAATCATGTACATAGCAGGCCAGGGTGAGATATAAACCCCATGCAGTCTCAGGAACGATCTTATCGCCGAATCCCTGGCCCGCGCCACAGTATGACCCGCTATATTTAGGTCGCCAGTACCCATAATCGAATGACGGAATATGAATACCAGGGGGCGCTATAATAGGTAGATCGTACCGAACCCTACCTCGCATAAAGAAAAAGTTATGCCTTATTACTTCCATGTCAGCCTCCTTTGAAAGTGAATGCGCAGCCAAAGTCTGTGAGAACCAGGTACTTTTTGCCTGGTTTTACGTATTTCTTTTGTCGGATAAAATCAGCAATTTGAGCCACAGCCTCATCATGCTCGACGACATGTGATTCGCCAGTTGCTAAAACCGGAAATGGCTGAAACCAATCGACCAAAGTAAACGAAGTATTGATTCCACCCTGCATACAATAGTCTGTTGGCAAGTATAAGGGCAGTTCAAATACACGAAGAAAGTTATCATCGGAATCAAACATATACTTCATTTGCGCCTCCCCTGGCCTGACTGTCGTCGAGTCTTCCACAGCTTCTTTGCTGATACGGGTTTAGGTATAGGCCGCGGTTCAGGACGCCGTAAAATCCAGTTTATTAACTCTTGATGCATCTTACCTCCTTTTACGTTTTTCGGCCTTCTTAAGAGCCTTAAGTTCCTCTTTTTCGGCTTTGCGTCGTTTGTTTTTTTGTCGCCGATTTTCAGTCTTATATCGCAACCGGTTCTTTTTAGCTGCTCGATTAGATTTATGACCAGACATTACAACATACCTTTTACCTGAGATCTTACAATCTCATGGACTTTGCTTACTGCAGCATCCAAAAGAAAGTATCGAGCAGCTCGATTGCCTTCGAGAGCATCATAGATCATTGTTTCAGTAAATTCAGATACCGTCTCACGAGCTTTCAGTGTCTCCAAAACTTTGGTTGACATTTCTTCTGAAAATTCATCAGGACTCATAGCATTGGTATCAAAACCAGCCGCTTCAGGCAATCGTCGAGCAGTATGGTCATACAAAGTTTCCCTTTCCATCATTCTTCCTCCTGTTTAAGGATTTTAAGGTCTTCCAGCATAATTCTAAAATCTGAATCGGTCAATGCTGGATTTTCAGGGGCTTTACCAGTATCGTGAAGATGTTTAACAAAGTTTGCATACTGAAGATAAGCTATGCCAAGGATACTAATATTCGCTGAACCTGCATAAGTTTTAGATACTTGAAAATAAAAGTTTGATAGCTCAATCAACTCAGCTTTAGACTTGGCAAATAAAGCATCTTTTGCAGTCATTTGATTAACCTCGCGTCTATTGTCTCTTCAAGTTGAGATGCTAAGACTATCATATCCGGCATCTTCAGCTCGAATGTTTCCACAGCTTCAGCTACCTCATCAATAGAAGTAGCCTGAATTACGAAATTAAGGAACTCCACGTATGTAGTATAAGATCTGCTTGCGTGCCGAAGTCTATACTTTCGAGCAGTATCTCTGCAATAATCGTACTCAGTTTCAACTTCGTAGAGAGCTTCTATATCATCTACCCGAAGTTCATCTAGGAAGGCAATAAAGTGGTCTTTTGGTTTCTCAAGTTGAGGTAATTCTTCCCACAATTTAGGATCTGCCATTTTTTCCTCCTATTGAACAGGAAATATTGACTCTGCATGTTGAAGCAGATCATTAAGATCAGCTTCAACATGCTCGTCTACTTCGTTTAAATCAGCCAAGGAAATGCCAATTCCAAGAAGCAGGATAGCTTGAGTAATTGCAGAATTATTATTTCGGTAAGCTTGGGCAAAAGCTCGTCGTAAATTAATAGGCAAGCTTCTGTGCGAAGGAGCGCAACAGGCGAAATCAGGACAGCACATATCAGTGATGGGATTGTGCAAAGGTACACCTTCTACCCATTGCTGCAACTGAAATTCAATACTTTCTTCCTTTGACATACCTTCAAACAGTTCATCAGTTTCATGTTCAGGGGCCATGCTTTTATCCTCCGATTAAATTATCTAAGTAAGAACCACATTCTCACTTTCATAATTATATTATAATATAAATTTTTTAAAAAGTACAATAAAAAATATCGATAAGAAAATAAATTTTATTTATACTTTTTGTTCGGGGGAGAAGGGAGAGTAATCAGCTTTATCTCTAAGCTGGCCAGGAAACTTATATTTTTTAAGATAGTCATATACCTCAGCCCGCTTATTAACGTTCTCTATTCTACGAAGCAAATTATCTGCTGATGGGAAGACCAGGAGGGGCTTAATTCCCTGAATAAGATCAATCTTAGACTGAGAATCAAAAGTTAACTTCATAGAGTCATGAACGCCTAACTGAGAAAGACCAGTGGGTTTAGGATTAAGAAAGCTAGCATTGCGCGCCTTAGCCTTTTCACGAACTAAAGCTCGAGCTTCCGTTGTTGTCATATTTTCTTCAAACCAGGAGGAGTTAACCATCTGAAATGGTATGATAATATGCTTGTCCATTCTTGCAAAGATAGGACAGTCATCTGTTAAGAACCGTCGCCATTGAGATACGTTCATCGGTATGTGGTCATTCAAGATCTTAGTTATAGCCAAGAAATGCTCTTGCCACCATTCCCAGTGTTGCTGTGAGCTCTGAGAAAAGTTAAACTGTTGATCGAGCCACAGAGCAAACAGGGATTTAGTAGACACTGCATCGAGGACGCCGGCTACATGTTGATAGATCTCAGGATCATTTTCCTTCTCTGCAGTCCAGGTGAGGTGACGTTTATCGGTACCATGGATTAGTGATGCTTGAGCGCAAGCCCACATGAAAGTCCAGGGGGAGAATTTATCACTCTCAAGATACTCTTTGTTTATATCTTTAAGGGGAATAATCCAGAATCGACGTGCTGATCCTTCGTATAATTCAGGAATGGATAGAAAGTTAACGTTCGTAGAGCCGATGAACTTAGCTCGCGCAGTTACTGTAATCGTAGAACCTTTGTATAAAGGCCTAAACTGAGCATTACCACTTAATAGGTGTTTACTTAAAACTTTAGCTACTCCTCTGGTCTTAAGAATAGTGTCAACCTCATCGAGAACCATGATCAGGTATCTACTGATTCTGTCACCCCATTCAACGCTATTGGTCGCATCTTTACGAGTGAAGTCCATGTCAGAACTTAAGAGAGGCATAGGATAGTAGGGGTACATCAAAGGCAAGTGGCTGGTTTTACCAATACTAGGGTCGCCTATTAAGATCGTAATTGGCGCGCCCATGAGCTGAGCTTTAATCTCTTTCATGTTAAGATGGAGGGATCTTAACGCGCCTATGTGAGTCCTGGCTAAGAGCTCAAGGCCAATTTCTTTGGGCATTCGTCCAGAGCCCAGGGTGGGATTATAAAGCCGGTTCTCATCGACTGTATAGATTTTGGCTATCTCTTCGCGAACATAAGTTGCTGCTTCAGCTGGTGTAAAGTCCTGGGGTACCCGCTTTCTTAGATACTCTACAAAGAAACATGGATTCTTAGGATCATCATAACTAACAAACCGCGATGAGAGACTTTTGTAGGCTCGGGTAACGGCATCACGAACTGGTTCCTGAATATCGTACAAGCCCTCTACCAATGCGCAAAGCGAATCTATAGCTCGTTCAGCTCTTGAATCCGTTTGTCTGTTAAAGATATCTAGCTGAGTAGAATCACGGTCGCCATCTAATACAGCTTGTACCTCTGGGTATTCAGATACCAGGAGGGGTATCTGACATATCCTATCAGGACGAACTGAAATCTTAAGGATTTTGAACCAATAAAGCATATTGTCAACTGAAGGCTTAACTCGAATGGTTCCATTCTTTAATCTTTTATATTGCTTACTATATGGCGGCGGAAAGAGGTTTTTAAAATACCAGGTGTAGGAGCGCTCTGTGTAGCCTTTTGATGCCTGAGGATCCGCCGAGGATAGACAAGTAACTATATCATTTTCGGGATCGTCGGCTACGTTCTCAGGCAAATCTTTTTTGCACCACTCAACGACAGCATCTAGTTTTGTTTGGTTATCCAAGAGATCAGGGTGAGCAGCATATATGATTAAGAGACATGAAAGCCAATACTGTCTATGGTCCATAATCGTACCTTCAGGTGAGATTCTAGGCACGAAATCATTGTATTCAGGAGACTGAGGATCAATGGGTATGTATTTTAACCAGATATTTAGCGGGATAACCGGTATACGACGATCTAAGGCAAGCTGTTCTATCGAAACCATCGGCTTGACTGGTCTGGTAGTAATCGATTCCTTTATAGATTTAGTGGTAGCTTTAGATACTGTAGGTGACTTAAAGCCGTTTAAGTAAGTGATATACTCTACAGCGGGTGCTAACACTTCGGAACTAGCAAAGGCTTCTAAGAGATCTATTGGATTAACTGGACGTATACCAGGAGTGGACGTCGTTTTGAGGAGCTTCTTAAATTGAGGAAGTAGGAACTTAATTGCCTCAGGAAAGGCTGTTGACGCAGGATCTTTAGCTACTAACGCTAACTTTGTAGATATTCTTGGGAAGAAACCAGTAAGGGCTACGTAAGCATTAAACCCTGGTCGAAACATTTCTATGGCATTAGTATTGGTCCCTGCGAGCTTCATAACAGGAACACGTCCTCCACTACGTTGAAAGGGCACATCAAAGGATTTCTCATGTTTGAGATCCCATGAAAACTCCTGGGATGTCATGTACTGTGGCAAAGCAACCAGAAATATAAGGTGAAACTTTCCTGGTTTAAGAGAAATTGAAGCCTCAATAGCCATTTGGCGCTGCTTAATGAGAGGAGCTAGTGACTTAAAGACATCCTGATACGCAGTAGCATCTAAGGGATGGTCGAAGTCAAGAATAAGCGGTACAAGCCGCGCTGCCCGTAGGGACGAACGAACAGAAGTGACATTAAACATGAGAGCTGCGCCTAGGGCGTGAGTGTCAGTAACATCACGAAACACGTCTCTGAGAATATGAAATGTCTTCGGTTTATTCGACTTTCCAATAACGATTTTTCGATTCTCGTTATTTATAAAATAAGGTAAAAACTGATTGGTAGTTGAAATGGGGAATAACATCCTGGCGAGATTGGGCAATCTGGCAGATACCATCGCTTTCTTAATACCAGGGGAGTGCGGATCAGGCTTGGCTTTAAGTGACTGTTTGACACTTACTGTAGGGTTAGCTAAGTGGTCGCTGAGAGATCTCATGGTCGTGGTCCTCCTTCATCTTTAGGCTTTATAAGTAATATTATAGCGTGTTTCAGCGAAAAAGTAAACAAATAAAATATCTAATCATTTCAATACTTTACGCATACCACACAGTGCTACAGGGTCAAGGATTTCAGTACATTTGTGGTAGTTGGCAAGGATCAAATATTCACTTTACTTTTACTCTGTATTATAACATAAAAAATAGTAAAAGTAAAACAAATAAAATTGATACTTTTGGTCTAAATACCAGGGGGGGATGATGGTCCTCGAGGGCTTTTTGACGGGTATAATGGCTTAGAAAGTAAAATTTGAGCCTCGGGTTTCTAAGTACTTGAAATGATTAAGAAAAAAGTTCTCCTAAGAAATGAATTACGAAAATGTAGTGAAAATTAAGTAGCTGAAATCATTATGAAAGTTAGTATACAAAAAGGTAGTCCGTGTTTTTGTAATGATTTTAAGTACTTGGAATGTTAGGCATACCTAAAAGTAGTAATTGTAATAATTACAAGTACTTAGAGGTTTAAAAAAAAGTCTAAGGATTTCATGTACTTATGAACTGTATAAAAATTGTACAGTTGCTACGAAATTGTAAAGTACGCAAAAACAAGCACTTAGGAGTCAAATTTCATTCCTAGGCTCTTTTTTTAGCTTTAAGAGTTTTGTGTGAAAAAACTCTTATTCTATGAACTACGATATTGTAGTCCATTTGTAGTATTTTTTTTTATAAACTTAAAAAAGTTCTATATAGCCCCCTCCACTACTTTCATCAGTAATAGTGACGTCACACCCTGGAATACGCAATTTTTCAGGGCATAATTGTCCTTAAATACTATGACAGTGATGAGTACCACATTTGTACTGGGCGAGAACAAAGTGGTACTCAAAGCCACTGGCACAGGGTATGAGGTACTGAGATCCGTGAAGTGAAAACCGGGGTATAGAATACGAGGCCTCCGGGGCACAATACACAGGACCTGGGACTACTTCGACCGACGATGATATCCACCCTGGTATTACGAGGACTCCGGGGCTAGGGGACTAATGGTGTAGATAATGGTAGGCCGATGGATAGACGGGGTTTGCCGGTAGGCTGTCCCATGGGCTGCTGGGGACTACAGGTGGGTGGGCGGGGTATATAATACATGCGAGCGAAGCGAGCCACTTAGAAAAAAAAAGATGGGAGCCAGGATCTCTCCTGACTCCAAGCTAGTTTACTTACTTGCTGTTTTCCTTCTGGTCTTGGCCTTTGGCTTGACCACTTGATTTTTGTTGAAATCAAAGTACGCATGAAGTTTGATAACTCCTTCCTGCATGCTCACGTCGACCAAGTCCTTTCGAAGATACGTGAGTTGTGAACTTACATTCTTCAAGATTTTCTTTCGGTCTTCTTGAAGCGTCTTGACCAGGTCTGGCCGAGTGGCTTTGACCAGTTCATCAACTGTACAAATCGGATGCGCGATGATAAACTTCTTGAATGACTGGCGCCAACTGGTACCGGTTTTCTTGGTGGTGGTCATGCTCTTCATAAACTCTTTAGCCTCAGGGGTCAATTTTGTTTCTGACATAATTTGTCCTCCAATTACAATGATTGTGATGAGTCCTACAAGTAACCATACTTGTAGGATGAACTGCTTCATCCTTGATAAGCGCCAATTGTCTTGCCATTATGGATCAAAACAATTGACTTTGGTTGACCGATGACTAATGCATCGGCAACCAGTTCAATAAATCGTACATGCGCGATATGCTCACACATGTACTGCTCACTCCTTTGGTCTACCAGTAACAGGTAGCCAGGTACAATGGTATGTTGCGTTAGACTACGCTTAACTGCGTAGCCTAGCATAGCAACAACCATTAGACCAAATGCTGTTAGTACTAACTTGTCCATTTTGTGTCTCCTTATGTTGAATGTTAATGAAACTTCCATTTAATACTACATTAGATATAGTCTAATTAAAAGCGAAGCCCGGGGCCCCTTTATATAGGGGCTAGACCTAGGGCGGCCTGGGGGAAAACTAGGTCGACGGAGCGGAGCGTAGGTCATCACATATCCATTTTGAATTTTGACGGATTTTAATAACAATGACTATTAATAAGGAAACCCAGACTTTTAACAGATTTTGACAGATTTTGACAGATTTTAATAACAATGACTATTAATAAGGAAACCCAGACTTTTAACAGATTTTAACAGATTTTAATAACAATGACTATCAATAAGGAAACCCAGACTTTTAACAGATTTTAACAGATTTTAACAGATTTTAACAGTAACGACTATCAATAGCATGTAGTATACTGCTTTCCGAAGCTTCTGTCACACAAGAAAAATAAGCTTCTAAACTACTGAAATTATTACGCTTTTTCACTTTACATTTTTGTAATAACGCGTTATAATGATTGTATGAATGTAGCAGAACTCCCATCATTTAGCAAGGCACTAGTCGCTGGAATTCGTTTTGAATACGAATTTGAGGGCCGAACTATCCCTGAGTTATCTGAAAAGTATCAGGTACACGAAGAAGAGCTCTCAGCCCTCGCGACAGACGAAGGATGGCAACACCACCTGGTATTACGAGATTCCTTTGCCACGGCTAAACAAAAGGCTAGTACTCTAACTGAGTATGCTGATCTATTACGCGAAGAGTTTACTGCCAAGTTTACGATCGCAGATATAGCTCAGCAATTAGAAAATCGACCCACATTTATACAGCTTGAAAAGCTCATAGCTGAGAAAGCCATAGAGGTAGCTAGTTCTGTTGATTCTGATGATCCTGGCGCTATACGAGCTCTTAAAGACCTCACGTCGATCTTAAGGTCTCTAAAGTCCGAACAGCCTATAGACATATCTTCTGCCGTAATTAAGGCAGTCAAACAAGATGGCGACGGAGAAGGCCAGGGTCTTCAGGTGCTTATACAGAACCATATTGAATCTTGATTTTGACTACAAATCACGTTGAGGGGCGTGTGCCAGTTAGACCAGGAGGTCCTTCTTCCTCCCTCCTGGTCTAACACTTTATCTATGAAAATACAGCTACCTGTCGTCAAGTTACGACCATATCAGACCAATATCTGGAACTACATGCTGCAGGATCTCCCAGGTCTTAGGGCCGCTATGGTCTGGCCTCGTCGTAACGGAAAAGACGTGGTTTGTTGTAATATTATGGCCGCCAAGATGCTTCAAAAGGTAGCTGACTACGCCTACATACTCCCCTTTCAAACACAAGCCCGGTCAATTGTCTGGGAAGGTATCACAAACGACGGATCCCGGTTTATAGATTTCTTCCCCCCTGGTCTTATCGAACGTAAGTTAGATCAGCAGATGAAAATTTGGTTTAAGAATGGATCTACGCTTCAGCTGGTAGGTAGTGACAACTTTAACGCTCTCGTAGGCCGGAACTTATATGGAATCATTTTCGGTGAGTATTCTATTCAAAAACCTGAGGCCTGGCAATACCTTCGACCGATGCTTACTGCTAATGGTGGTTGGGCAATTTTTCAGTTCACTCCTCGTGGTACTAATCACGCACATGATATTTATCAGATAGCTAAGAATACCCCAGAATGGTTTTGTGAGCGCCTCACAGCTGAAGATACTGGTTACCCCTCTCGTAAAGATATTGAAAAAGAGCGCGAAGCAGGAATGCGTGAGTCCCTGATTGAACAGGAATTCTATACCTCCTTTACAGCCTCTACTGAAGAAACCATGATACCTTTAGCTGACGTCCGGCGAGCATTTCCGGAAGTCATGCCACTTGAATCCCAGATCAGGGCTCGCGCATTCTTCTTTCCTAAAATTATGGGTATTGACCCAGCATTTTCTGCAAAGGGTGACCGAGCAGTTATCGCAGTTCGTCAAGGTCCGATTATTTATCAACCTCGTATTTTCCAAGGTATCGACCCCATGAAATTGGCCTCAGAAGGGGCCCGAGATATCAGGTTACACAGACCAGAGTGGGTATTCGTCGACGCAGGTCGAGGTGAAGCCGTATGGTCACGGCTGCATCAGCTAGGATATGAGAACATAGTTATTCCCGTAGACTTCGGTGGCACAGCGCACTCTTCGTATTACGCTAATCGTAAGACCGAAATGTGGGACACGATGGCTCAATACTTCAAATACCAGAATCCGGTTTTCTACCCTGGAGTTTATCAGGCCGAATGGTCAAAAGATCTCTCAGCTCCGACTGCTGAGGTAAACGAAAAGGGTCGCTTGCAGATGGAGTCCAAGAAGGCCTTAAAGAAGCGAGGTTATCGATCGACTGACCTTGGTGACTCCCTGGCCTTAACATTCGCAGAAGATTTAGATCAGGCGGACTTACAAGCTCAGGCAAAGACTGCAGCTCTCTCGCCGGAAGAGATGGCTGAACTTAGTGACGCAACCATGACTCCTGATATGGTGGCGTACCTTCAGGAGATGTCTCGTAGAATTGATCATGAAAACCTCATAGATCAACCAGCATATGATCCCTTGACGTACATGGAAAAGCATGCCGCTAACTATTAAAGCCCTAACAGCACAGCCGCGTGATCTCATACAAGAGTACTTTCAGGTCTTGCACATGTATGACCTGCTTAAGGACCGGTTTTACGATACTAAGAACCCCACCTGGTCTGATGTAATTGATATTATTAAATATCGTGGGCCAGGGATGTTCTTTATATTTGACACAGACCGAGAGGTCGAGTGCCCGATAGCCGAATTCACGATTGACTTTCCAACAGGGAAAGTCAATATGATTCACTTTTCAGTTCATCCAGACCTCCCCTGGTCTGATGTACTTAAAGTAATGCGATTTGGGGCGTGGTCTATTTTGACTCAGTGGAAACGCCGAGACGGATCCCCTTATGCTTTAGCCCTTACAGGTTTGACCCCATTAAGACTACGGGCAGCATGTATAAGTGTGCTAAGATCTGGGTTTACAAAAATCGGGGTTATTCCAGGAAGTGCATATTTTGCTAATGAAGATATTTACGCCGATTGCCAGTTGTCGCTACTAACACGAGAAGAGGTTTTATTATGGGAGGAGGGAAAGGAATATCAGACTGGATTGGCGCAAGTTTTGACCCCTTCGGAACCGTCTTTGGCGACTCTTTAGGATTCGATGTCGATCCGATTGGGAACATGGTTGGAACTAGTTTTAGTAATATTACTGGTCTGGCTACTGGTGAGAAAAACTTAGGCGATGTGCGGAATAACTTTTTTGGTCGTAACTGGATTGGTGACCTAGCTAATCCACTTTTAGGTGGCCAATCTCGTCAGGACATACAACAGCAGGAAACCTTTCGGATGGCTGATGAACAGGCTATGTTTGGGAAGCATGCTCCAGCCAATGAAGATTTGTGGAAGCCATTTAGGTCTAAAGCTAAGCCTAAGCATATTGAAATACCCACTAGCCTTTTAACTGACAGTACAAACGAGGATCTATAAAATGAGTAAAGGAAAAAGTGGCGGGGGTGGTGGCCAGGGAGATCAGCGAATAAACTTCGAATCTGGCTATGCGGCATTTAAACCAGGTGCAACAGCTGTAGGTTCAACTCACCCTTATTATGGTGGTATAGTTCAAGCTGGGCATCCTATGTTTCCGTATTATCAAGCTGGTTGGACTAAAGCTCAGCAAGACTATGAAGCTCAGCAAAAAGAATCAGAGACACTCCTTGGTATTCTTAATGGTCAGCGAGAAGCTGCTAATAACCAAGCCGCCGAAATGGCACGTCAACAGCGAGAATACTCGATTATGTCTAATCCAGCCGCGCAGTATAAAGACGTAGCCGGTATTCTCGGTAATGCATACGCTTATGCTTGGGATCCTGGTGCAAGACACGGTGATATAGTCGGCGCCTGGACACCTGTTGACGAACAAACATTTAATTCTTGGAAAGACGATCGCGAATCAGCCGTTAATAAGTATCCGAGCGTTATTACTCAGGACAATACCAACTGGTCTGACACTTGGAAGTCTGCTTTAGAAGGCGAAGCAAAACGGGATGAAGCTTATGGTCAGTATATGGACGCGGCTAAAAGCGCTATTGATTACATCAATGACTTGGTGGAAGCTGAGCGATCTAATGCAGGTTTGTTGGGCATTGATTATCAGCTATCTGACGAAGATAAGCAGAATCGCATCAATAACTACTTTGCCACCCTCTGGTCTGATACCGACCAGAAAGGCTTACAAGACTTGTTTGACAAATGGGGGAAGCCTGAGGGCTTCACTGATTGGTTAGCTGTTCGAGGTGATAATCCCGATACCCCTAAAAAGCCAGGCAGTACTCTTATTGGCTCATCGCAAGGTATGCCGAAGAAGAAACAAACTCAGGTATCTGATGCTGATACGCTTTCAAAAACTGTATTGTTAGGAGCATAATTATGGGAGGAGGAAAAGGATCAGCTACCCCACCACCGATGCAAGCACCACAAGTCCAGGGAGGAGGTGGAGATGATATGGCCGCTATGCTAATGATGATGGAAATGCTTTCAGCTCAGCCACAAAGCGCTGAGGCCCCAGGATATATTCCGCCTCCACCGCCTACGCCTAAAATGCCAGAGATTCAAAAGCCTACTCCGAGAAACTGGGCAGAAGAGTATGAAAAAGCCCGAGCAAAAGCTCGAGCAGACTATCAAGCTTCGAAACATGACTCTTATGGCCGTGCAGATACCGTACACACGAGTCCTTTGTTAGATGAAGAGGATCCTAATTTTAACTCACTTGTTGACTTGGCAGGCTCTAAATGAAAGTCTTAAAACGATCACAGGCCCTGGCTTTGTATAATGACTCAATTACGGAGCGCGAAGACTATGAGGTAGAGTGGCGAGCGGTAAGTCGGTATCTATTACCAGCTCGAGGAGTATGGAATCGTACCTCTAAGCCCAGGAAACGTCGAGTAACCAACTCTGCAGTTGTTAATCCTGAAGCTGAAGACGCTTTGTATGTGCTCACCTCCGGCTTTCATGGCGCTTTAACCTCGCCTTCTCGGCCTTGGTTTAGATTGGATTGGTCTGATAGCAAGGTTAAAGAAGTAGAAGAGCTTAAAGCCTGGTTGCAAGAATGCGAACGTCGTATGCACGCTGCTCTTCAGCAAAGTAACTTCTACCCAGCTATTGAATCAGCTTATATCGAAATAGCAGGTTTTGGTATTAACTCGATGTTTATTGGGTCAAATAACGATGGAACAGATATTCCCTTTTACTTTGAACCACTAACTGCAGGGGAGTACTCATATGCCTATGGTAAGCTTGGTCAACTAGCAGTTTATTGCCGAGTGATCTTTATGAGTCAACGACAAATCGTATCAACCTATAAGAAAGCTCCCAGAAAGCTCAAAAACCGAGTTAAACTTAATGCCTCGGGTGTTGACATTGTAGATCGTTCAATACTCGAAATTATCTTGCAAGGCGAAGGAGATAAGCCTTTTAAAAGGTTTACGTACCTGCTGGAAGATGAAAAAGGCTTCACCAGTTCAGAAGCTCCCCTGGCCTCTGAAAGCTTTTATGAAATGCCTTATGTAGTAGGTAGATGGTCTTCGGTTGCGCGAGATACTTATGCACTAGGCCCTGGGGTACGAGCAATTCCATCAGTTAAGAGCCTTCAAGAAGTCGAGAAGTCGATTTATATGGCTGCTCATAAAATGGTAGACCCTCCTACTATGGCCCCAGCAACTTTACGAGGTAAACTAAATACGCTACCAGGCGGTAAGAATTACTATATGAACCCGAATGATAAGATTGAAAGTTTGTATAACTTTCGATTTGATATTCAGGGAGCCGCTGCAGTAGCTGATCGTATTTCAAAACGAATTACTAATATCTTTTACAACGATATATTCTTAACAGGGTCTAGGGACCCGAACGCCAGCCCATACAAGGCTACTGAAGTCCAAGCGAGAGAACAAGAAAAGATGCTTCGACTTGGTCCGGTTGTCGAACGATTACAGCATGAGTTTTTAAAACCAATTGTTGAACGGTGTTTTAATATCATGTTACGGGGTGGCTACTTTCCGGAGCTTAATCCTGCCTTAGCAAAGATGGCTGGAGCATATAATATTTCAATTGTGTCACCTTTAGCTACAGCTCAACGGGCGGTAGCTCTGCAAGGAATCACATCCTTCTTAAGCTTTATCGGTCAGGCTGCACAATTTAAACCTGACATTATGGATAACGTGGATGTCGATGAAGCTGCAAGAGACTTTGGTGATATTACTGGAGTAAGATATGGTATATTAAGGCCAGAGTCTGCTGTTAAAGAGATTCGGGCTACCCGAGCAAAAATGCAGGCTCAACAAATGGCTAAAGAAGAAGCTATGGCTCAAGCACAAGCCCAGTCACAGCAAGAGGTTCAAAAGGCTCAAGCTACTAAGGCTCAAGCTGAAGCTGGAGCAACCTTGATTGAAGGCCAGAAGAATGCCACGGAGGCTGGGATCTTATGAACGATAAAGTAAAACATGAGTTGTTAGAGAACGCCGTACTAAAGCTAGCAACATCAGACGAAGGTCGACGGTTTATATATCATATTCTGGACATATGTGGTATTCATACTTCGTCCTTTACAGGGAATTCACAGACCTTTTATCTTGAAGGTAGAAGGTCAGTAGGACTGGAAATTATAGGCTTAATGGAAACTGTCGATCCTCGACTGTATCCTAAGCTCTTATTAACTATGCAAGAGGAGACTACAAATGGGTAACGATAACACGAATCCCCAAGGTAATCCGAATCCTGCGCCGGCTCAGAACCCACCGGCTCAGAACCCACCGGCTCAGAACCCACCGGCTCAGAATCCGCCGGCTCAGAATCCGCCGGCTCAGAATCCGCCGGCTCAGAACCCATCGGCCCAGAACCCACCGGCTCAGAATCCGCCGGCTCAGAATCCGCCGGCTCAGAATCCGCCGGCTCAGAACCCACCGGCCCAGAACCCACCGGCCCAGAATCCGGAACAAAGTCCTTTAGGAGATACCGACACCCCTGGTATGCCAGGCGATCAGACCCAGCAAGGGCTTAAAGCCCCCGAGGGCACGCCTCAGAACATCGTGGATTGGGCAGTATCCCAAGGATTTAATCAGGCTCAGTTTGATGCAGCGATTCAGCAGTATAATACCGTTATTTCTGCACAAGCTGAGGCTACGAAAACTGAATTACAACAGGCAGGTAAAGCCAAACTTGCAGAATGGGGTGATGCGGCAGAGCGTAATCTGTCGATGGCCAAATCAGCCCTGAAAACTTATGATAAGACCGGCGAGCTTAGTAAGCTCTTGTCTGAATCAGGTTATGGCAATCATCCTGTAGTACTTCAATTTTTTAAAGACCTGAGTGATACTCTTAAAGAAGGTGAATTCACTCCAGGTAGACCAATGTCCCGAGCTCGCAAGCAGTCAGCTGCTGAAAAGCTCTACCCATCAATGAAACAAAAATAAGGAGACATGACTCATGGCTTTTGTACCCATTCAACCCAATGAAGTTCCGAATCTGGTAACGGTCGCCAAGCGAACTGATCCCGACGGATCAATTGCGAGTATCGCTGAATTTCTTACCGAATCCAATCCGGTCCTCGAGGATATGCCCGTTGTCGAGAGTAACCTGGCTACCGGTCATCGCATGACCATTCGAGCAGATATGCCTCAGGCTACTTGGCGTAAACTTAATTACGGTGTTCGTGATTCGAAGTCCGCCACTGAACAGGTCGATGAAACTATCGGTATGCTAGAAGATTATGCCGAGGTTGATAAGGACCTGGCTAACCTTAACGGTAATTCTGCTGAATTTCGGCTGTCTGAAGATCGACCGCATATTGACGGCATGTCGGCTACCATGGCGGAGACTCTGTTTTATGGAAACACCGCTGTTCACCCTGAGCGCTTCCTTGGTATTGCACCTCGGTACGACTCATTGACCTTGGATAAACCCACAGCTGTTACCCCATCTGCACACCTAAAAAACGTTATCTCTCTGGGTGGTACTGGTAGTGCTTTAACTTCCGTATACTATGTGGTTTGGGGTGAAAATACAGTATTTGGCCTGTATCCTCAAGGATCCAAAGCTGGTTTATCTCAGCAAGATCTCGGTGAAGTTACCTTGTTTGACCCCGAAGGTGGTAAGTACCAAGGCTATCGTACCCATTATCAGTGGAAACTCGGTCTGGCAGTAAAGGATTGGCGGTACATTGTTCGGGTATGTAATATTAACCTGAATGATATGGATGACGCAGCCACCCGCAAGGCTCTGTATCAGGCAATGATCAAGGCTAAGTATGCTGTTCCTAATGTAAGTATGGGTCGCGGCGTCTTCTACTGCTCTGCTGCTATTGCTGCCATGCTGGACATCGCTGCCGTTGAAAAAGAGAATGCTGCCTTGGGTATTGCTGAGATTTTTGGTCGTGAGGTTACTGTTTTCCGTAATTCTCCGATCCGGCCCTGTAATGCCATTTTGGAAGCTGAAGCCCAAGTTTCTTAATTAACTTCAAATCTTAACTCTTAAGGAGAAGATAATGATTTTTGATAAACATACTATGTTTGCCGACAAGGTCGACGTCACGGTTACAGCCGAAGGAAAGCTGGACCTGATCACCAAAAACCCTGGTCGAGGGGGCGCTCTTAAAGTCGGATTGGTCTTCGATGACACTACTGCCGGTTGTACAGGTGTTCGGTTTGAAACCAGCGCTGATGATACTACCTATAAATGGCTCGGTACTCTGGCGGGTTCTGAGTTTAATGGCGGAGGTATCGGCGAATTTGAGATCCCGTCCACTTGCCTGCGGTATGTAAAGGCTATTGTTCAAGGAGCTACTGCTGGCGTATGGACCGCCGGTATTATTGAGGCTTTCCAGTCAAATAACTAATATTTTCTAATACCAGGGGAGTAGTCCTCCCCTGGTATAAGGAGCTAAAATGAACTGTATATGCGCACAAAAATGCCAAATTCGAGTGAACGGTCAACCGGTTGTGGCGCCAGTTGGAATGATTAAAGACTTCAAAAAATGCCCAGAGCACTGGCGGCCTTTGAAAGGGCATAAACTTGACTTTGGGACCGCATCAGAAGACGAGCTTATGGCCAGTGATTGGAAAGTACCTGAAATCTTGGCCGCTGCCAAATCCATGTATGGCATTGAGCTTAAAGTAACCAAAGATTCAAGTAAGAAGGAAATCGTTGAGCAGTTTCTCTACGCTCGTAAAAGTAAGATGTAAGGTATAGACCATGGCTGTTTCAGAAATCCAGATTTGTAATTTAGCACTGGCTATGATTGGCGCAGAGTCTATTAGATCATTTAGTGAGGATAACATTCGAGCTCGAATGTGTAAAAGTTTTTATGACTATACTCGAGATTACCTTCTTTATACTTTTGATTGGCCATTCGCCCGTGGACGTAAAATTATACGGCGCGTTGACCCTGTGTCTCTGGATGATGATCTGCCTGAGGGCGTTTATGCATATTCTATGCCTGCTGACCTTTTGGTTCCTCGAGAGCCTGAAGGCGTAAAAACCTCAGGCTCTCGTTTATGGTGGCGAGTCCAAGGGGAATATTTATGGCTGCAGTTAGATGTGGATACTACCGGACTGTATTATACTCGGCGTATTTCAAATGTGGTTCTGTTCTCAGAAGCCTTTATTCAGGTAGTCTCTCTTGGTCTGGCAGTAAAATTAGCAGTTCCAATTTCGCAAGATAAGAGTATAGCACGAACTTTGTTTCAGCAATATACTTTTGAAAGAGGTAATGCTATGGCTCTAGAGGCTAATATGGGTTCTGAATACATAGCTCCAGATGACAATGCTAATTTAGACTCATACATAACAGGACAAACAAATGCCCAGTTATCATAGATTAAAACGAACATTTACCTCAGGCGAAATTACGCCTATATTGGAGGTTCGCTCAGATTTTAAGAAACTGCAAGCTGGATGTAAGGTTCTTAAAAATATGGTCTGTTTACCTCAAGGTGCAGTTACTCGTAGACCAGGTACTAAATATGTATTTGATTTAACTGCGCACGGCCTTGATCTTACTAAAACAGACATACGCTATCTGCCGTTTATTTTCAATAAGCAGGAAGCTTACTGTTTAATATTGTACTATCATACTTCTGGGCATCCTAGAATGATCTTTGGTAAGCAAGACGGTACAATTTTAGTTTACCCTGATCCACCACCTACTGAATGTCCGGCTGGGAACTCTATTTCTGTGAACGCAGGGGACGTGGTTTATTTAGACTTACCTTCCACCCTGGTATTGTCTGAACTTGATTGGGCACAGTCAGCAGATGAAATGTATATTGCTCAACGTAACACCCCTCCATTTAAAATTGTAAGACACGATGAGTATTGTTGGACAGTTGAAACTCTTACTTTTGTAGACCCACCTACCGAATGGCAAGCTCCTAATGCATGGCCGAGAAAAGTTACCATGCATCAACAACGATTAGTTTATGGCAGTAATCTTACTCGTCGACAAACTGTGTGGTTATCTAAAGCTAATTATTTCCTCACCTTTACTCCTGCAGCCACTGGAGGAATAAAGCCAGATGACGCAATTACTTTTAGACTAGATTCTGGAACTCAAAACCGTATAACATGGCTTCTTTCAGGTAAAGCACTATTTATCGGTACAATGGGAAATGAGTGGGCCGTTACCGGGTCTAATAGATCAGCTTTAACCCCAGATAATGTTTTAGCTCAACGGCAAACAAATAGTGGCTCAGAAGATATTAAGCCCTTAATGATTGGGCTAGCGGCTCTATTTGTTGAAAGGCATGGTCGTACTACTAATGAATTTATTTATGATTATAACTACGATAGCTATAAGAACGCTGATATTTCAGTTTTATCACCACATCTAACTGAGCATTACTCAATAATAGATTGGACATACCAACAGGTACCTTATCGAGTATTGTGGTGTATACGTCAAGACGGTGCACTTATAGCATTAACTTATCAACGAGAACATAAAGTATTAGGATGGCACCGACATGCAACTCAAGGTAATTTTCATGCTGTTACTTCTATACCTGGTCCTGACAGAGACGATTTACTATGGGTTGCCGTAAGTAGGGAGATAGACGGACAATCAAAAGTGTATGTTGAAATTATGTCTCCTTTCTTTAAAGGTGATGAAGCTAAGGATAGCGAGTTTCTTGATAGCGCAAGCATTCAAGAGAGCGAGAACCCTATGCCTTCTATTATTACTGGCTTAGACCACCTAGAAGGAAAAACAGTATCTGTATTAGTAGACGGATCTGTTCATCCTGATTGTGTAGTTGAAAATGGAGAGATAACTCTAAGTTATTCTAACATCCATAAAGTAGTTGTGGGCTTGTCGTATGACTCTGAAGTAAGGCCTTTCTTACCCGATATTGAAGGCAAAGACGGCACAATCTTAGGACGGGTGCAACGTATCAAAGCTTTAGATATTTTCTTTTATAAAACCCTTGGGGCTTATATCGGTAGATCTAGTACCCACGACGCCGACCAGGTGGAAGAACTACCTTTTCGTGTTCCTACAGATTTAACTGGTCAAGCAGTTCCATTATTTACCGGAGTACGCCATGTCGAGTTTATGGAAGGCTTTGATCGTAAGTCCGAATATTTTATTAGACAAACTCAACCATTACCAATGACTATACTAGGCATAGTCGATATTGTTGAGGTATCATAATGATAACAGCACTAATTGCTGCAGGCTCAGCATTAGCTAATATAGCTGGTGGAGTTGCCTCGGCTAGACGAGCACAACGAGAAGGCGAGCGGGCCCAGCAGTATGCTATGTTCAACGCCATGCATAACAAGGCATGGGGCCGCGAGCAAGCGATGTTTACTTTGGCCGCCGCAGCCTTTAATGCTCGACGAGTCTTAGAGAACGCCCGAGTTAATACTGGATTAAATACTGCAGCGATTAACCATAATGCTCAGGTGCTTCGCCAAGTTAGAGGCTACAATGCTCTTCTAGCCGATGCTGAAGTCGAGTCGATCTACGATGCACTAGGCCTCGATAAGACTTTGGTTGAACGGCAATCACAAGTAAATATAGGTAAAGAGATCGTAAGGCAGGCGGCCTCAGGAACTGTTATTGGTGAGGGGTCCAATGCTGAGGTCGTCACAAGTATGCTGGCCGATGAAGCTATCCAGAAAAAGATTATGGACCACAATGCCGAAAATCGAGCTTTAGAGATAATCAATGCTAAAGCCCAAGGCCAGTGGGAAACAGAAATGCAGATTGGCAAACTAACTTATGAAGGTGAATTGAGTGCAGTCGGCCAATTAACTACGGCAGCTCTTAACTCATCAGCTATGCTTACAAACGCAGGTTTCTCCTCCTGGTCTACATTGCAAAATGCTGAGAACGCTTCACAGCGTGATATGAATATAGGACATCAGCAGCAGGCCAGATACGATGACCAAAGTCAAGCTATGCTAATGAATGGAATTTTTGGGGCAGGAAGATCACTGGCTAACTCCTATGCTAGTGGACAATTTGACTCTTTACTAACAAGCTAATATGCCAAGAATAAATCCAATACACCTTCGAAGAGTTAACCCAATAACGGTATCTGGTGCTCCTGGGAACGTCAATCTAGGCGCAGGTACTGTAGCAACTCCTAGAGCCGCAAGTCCAGCTCAAGCTCAGTTTATTGGCCGAGATACTCAACTCCCCCTGGTCTTGGGACAACAAGCTGCTGATTTAGCTAATACGCTTAATTCAGCTATTACTAAGCGAGCTCAGGTTTTAGCGGCCGCTGAAGGTATAGAAACAGCTAGAGGGTTCATAAAAGACCAGGACACCCGATACATGGGCACCCCTAATCAAGATCTTAAGACTATTCCCGCATTTCAAAGTGGTAAAGCTTATGTACAAGCCGGTGATCAATACCTGACTCAATATGACTCTGACCGGGAAAAGGTAGCTAAATCTTTAGATCCAGCTGCTCGATTAGTTTTTCTACAGAAGACAGACGGACATCGAAACGAGGTATACCAGAAGATTCAGGGCCGTAGATATAAAGAGCAAACAAAATACATTCAAAAACAGCTCTCATCCGTCGCGGAATCTAATGCGAGGCTTATAGGAGATAAAGCTTTTAGAATCCTTTCAGAAGTCAAAACAACGCTCCCAGAGGAGCTAAAAGCGAGAACTGCAGAGTTAAATGTAGAACTCTCTGCAGAAGCTACTCGTATAGCTAAAGCCAATGGTGTTCCTCTAACGGTTGCTAAAGATACTGCGATTTACAATGCCTTACGAGATATCTATAGCCGAGAAGAAGGCGATGCTGTAGCAACCTTAGTTGAAGACCAGTGGTTAGATGCAATAACTGATCCAGATGTAAAAAAGAAAGCCCAGTCTTTACATACTGAGTACATAGATAGACACTATAAATTACTTAAGGCGGCTAATGACTATGCCGACGCGGAGGATAAATATGCCTACCAACAAAGAGAAAAACAATATTACGACGAAGTTTTGGGACTTAAGCATGCGGGAGATGCTCAGCCTATTATTGCGAAAGCTTATGCCTATAGTCCTTATGAAGGTCAGAAAGTGGCTGCCCTGGTTAAGGCTTTAACCTCTAACAATTCTGTTAATGCTGAAAATGCGACCTTTACAGCGATGGCTAAACTTAAAGGCTGGTCGCCATCAAGAGCAAGCTTAATAGCTGAGCAAAATGGGGTTAATCTTGCTAAAGCTCAAATAGAAGAAATAGCTAAAGCTTGGCCAACAAACGTAAGGCATAGGACCAAAGATTATGTTGATCGCTTTAGCTCTGAATTTCAACGGCTAATGGGTGCGCAATCTGATTTTGCTTCCAATATAGCAGCACTTATGTCTGGAGGAAAAACTAATCCTAATAACCCGGCTATTCGTCAGTTTAAAATGTGGAAAACTGAAATCCAGCAAGGTGTAGAAAAAGCTTTATTGTCTGATGGGGACCCTGATGACTTTTATAATAAGTTTGTTGCTTCTAGATTGAACCCAGATAAGATCAACTCTATGTTTTTAAAGTTTGAGCCTAAAGATTCCATAGTTCCTGTTGGGCTATTTAAAAAGCTTCCAAAAGACGGTCTTAATTCATATACTAGCGTGGGAGTCTTAATCAACTCCTCTGGTATGCTATCTAAGCACGAAAAAGCCCAGGTACTTAAATTAGCTGAGGCAGCTGATTCAACAGACCTTAAAGTTAAAAAACGAGCAATAGGTCAGTTAGGCCAAATTTATAAAATTACACAATCCCGGATCTTTAAAAGAACAAAGCAGTCAGACATGTATAGCGAATGGGTCAATGAAATTCCATTCCAGTGGTTTGCAATTCGTGCAAAAATAGGAGACTCAGAGTAATGGCTGATATTTATACTCAACTTATAGAGGCTAACCAAACATCAAATGATAAAGACGCAAATACCTCGGCTTTTGATACTTCCTGGCTTGATTCTCCTTCTGATACCCAGACTGATAATGCTACTCAGCCTAACCAGTCTAATGATGTATTAGAGCCCAGGCCTTTATCTACTGAGGGCGAGACTCCTACTCCTACTTCTACTCCAACATCTGAAACTGAGACACCTGCTTCTACGTCTGAAACTGAGACACCTGCTTCTACGTCTGAAGCTAAAACACCTACTGAGACGCCTGCTGAGACGCCTGCTGAGACACCTGCTGAGACACCTGCTGAGACACCTGCTGAGATACCCACTGAGACACCTACTTCTGCTCCCGGAGCTGAGTCTTCAGCAGCTGAAGTTATTGAGCAGGCCAATGTAGCAGACCAGGGTGAAGCTGCTCCGGATTTTCAAAAAGCTTTTGATATGGAGCACCTTATTGATGATACCTTTGCTGAAACTAAAGAGTTAGCAAAAGATCCTAAGAAGATGGCTGAAGTTCATGCTATGATGACTCAGTATCACCCCGCTGGGCCGGCAGTATCAACAATTAAGTTTCCTAAAGAAATCAAAGCTTCAACTTCAGAAGCTGAAGGCCAGTGGGATAATGCTGAAGCCGGTGAAAATAAGTTAATGGCTACCTCTCTGGGCGATGCATTCTTTCTTATTACTCGAGGTAACTTTACTGAATACGATGCTAGGTATCAGCAAGGTGAAGCTGAAGAGGCTTTGCGAAAAGGGCTGTCTGGCCACGCTGAGTATATTGCTAAGGCCTTGGGCATCCACGAAGCTACAAAAGAATATCGTCAACGACGAGAGGTTGAGCGAAATATATTCTTAGCGCAGAACCCAGGGAAAGAAGAAGAGTTCGATAAACAGTTTCCCGCTGAGCCTGAATTGACCAAAGAGTTCGCAGACAGCATGCATTTCTTTACCAAACAAAAATGGCAAGAGATGCAGGAGAACGTCAAGAAGTACCCGAGTTCTCGACTTATGCACTTTCTGGATACTAAGGCAGCTGGGATGCTATCTGAGGCCACCCTGGGATTCTGGGAACCCACAAAAACGCGGGATCCTACTATTCCAGAAAGGATTATTGGTGCTGGTGTTGGAGCATGGGCTTCAGCAGGTACAAGTCGATTGATTCCCATACTTCGTGATATCCCCCTGGTCTCTGATTTGTTTGGCGCTAATGTTTCTAAGGGCAAGTTTGCCGCCGAGATGGCAGGTATTACTGCAACTGAAACTACAGTAGTTGACCCCATTTTTGAACATCTTGAGGAAACTGAGCCTTACAATGCCGAGTGGTATAAATGGATGCACATTGGAGCCTCGTTAACCGCAGGTATTGCTACCGCTCATGCTATTGGAAAAGTCGCTGAAGTGGGTCATTATATCTATGCTGATCCTTCGCTAGCGCACCTTAATCTAGGTACCCACATGAACAATCTAATAGTGGCTACTGAAGCTTCATTAGCTACACGTGGACCTTTAGCCAGAAACAGTATACTACGAGATTGGATGCTTCGACATGCGATGTCCACCCCTGGTCTTACAAATGCCGCTCGTCGTGATCTTGAGAATGCTTATATTATGCAGAAGAAAGAGATAGCTGCTGGGTTTGATGATGAACTTAAGGTCTTTCCAGCACATTACGAACATCCTGCTATTGCTGATATACGTGAAAATGTAATTCGTCCGCAATTACGAGGATTTAAAGATCAATTTATCAACGCTGACAAACGCAAGGTCGCTGATCTTAAGTATAAAGCTCTGACTCAAGTCGTAAACAACCTAGAGAAAAAAGGCTACTCTGGCCTACTTACCGATGAAGGCGAGATTCAGAAAGAAACATTTAACCGGGCCTTAACTTCGGCTATTAAGCGGGAATTTAAACAGTCTCCTGAATTAGCTGATTACTCTGACGAATTATATGAATTGTATCAAGCTTCACAATTTCCAACATCGTCATCTATTCGAGAGTTATCAGAGATGCTGGCAGACCAGGATGTTGAGAATTTGTATTCAGCGCTAGAAGACGTAACAACTAAATCTTACTTAGCTGAACAAATGCACCCTGAACTTAAGGAAGCTGAAATCGATCAAGTTCTAGATCGTGAGTATACTCTGGCTAAACAGCTCTATGCCAAAAAGTTTGATCCGTCTCTGTTTCCTGATCTTGAGCCTGCTAATTTTCCTGAGCTCAAGAAATTTGTCGATGACTGGAATCCTGAGGCCTTCGGTGACTTTCTCATTAAAGGCAAGCAAGAACTTCGTAAGCATGCTGAAAACTTGGTCAAAGCTGATAAAACCCAACAGGCTAAGATCGTTAAGAGTGTTGGCCTAACACGTGAGGGCGAGCTAGTTATCAATCCAGGGAAGGACTCCGTCATTGCTAATCGTCCTATGACCTCTGAACTGTCTGATACTCTTCGGCAGTTGGTTTATATGGATAAAGCTTATGCGGTCGGACTGCCTGTTGTGCCGAAGAATACTGTCAAAACTCCATCTTTGTTTTCAGGACGAGCTCTTAAGACCCCACACGAGGTTAAACAAGCCATTTATCGAGCGTATAGTCGAGCTAAGCTTATCAAAGGCAAAGTTCATCAGTTTCCTATCCAGGATGAACTAAGATTAGGTGAGCTTTTCGACGTAGCTTCATCCGGTCCCAAATCACAGGGTCGCACCTATACCACCTGGTCTTACGATCAAGGAATTGATTTAGCTAATAAGATTCGAAACATACCTTATGGCAAGCGAGCTACTTTAGACTTTAGCAAAGTTAAAGCAGGTGAGTTTAAACCAGGGGTGTCAGCCAATCCTGAGGTGCCTAAACTTAATCAAAGTAAGGCTCTTAAATGGGTTTTAGAACATCAAACAACAAAATCGGGAGCCCCTTTACCCTCAGAAATTCAGAAAGCAGTTGAGATTTATAAAAAGGGAACTGTTAAAGGCTTTCAAGTTCCAGAGGCCATTAAACAAAATCCTGCTAAAGCTAAGGCTTTTGAGAATATTATGAACTATCTTGAAAGCCAGAAGGCAGTAGATACTTTAGATTATAAAACTATTGAAAACCAAGTACTGGCTCTTATTGAGAGCACTGAGTTATCCCCCGAAGAACTTGACACTGCGAAGAGTATTTTAACTAAGGTTAATATAGTGACGCCTATTAAAGGCGTTAAGGCTAAATCAGCTAAGGACCTAGGATTATCTGAAACTGAAAAAGACTTCTTAGTTTCGCATTTTGAAGGCCCAGAGGTTACGCCTGCGCAAATGATTGAGGTTTTAGAAAAAATGGGGAAAAAAGACCCTAAGTATTTAGATATAGCTTCTGATATTAAGAAAGCTCAATTTAATGGTGAAATTCGAAATCAAGCGCCTGAACAGCAGAAAAAACTCAGGGATGCGGTCCAGAAGATTACTGACTTTTATGCTCATGAATTTGCAGCTCCTGAGTACTCAAAAGAGCAGCAAGAGCTCTTCAATAAACTAATCAATATAAAAGAAAAAGGGGCTAAAGCCCAAATTTATCAAACAGTCGCCAAAAGTAAATTATCTAAAGATGAAAAAGAGGCATTACGGTCATACCTTGATCTTTGGTACAAGGCGGCTAAAAAGAGTCCGCTTCTCGCCACACGTGACTATAATGCTTTTGTCCTTAATAAGGTTAGAGATCTAGGCCTTAGAAAAGGCGGAGCTTTGAGCGATCTTCCTAGGTTTTTGAATACCCACTTTTCCCGTAAAGATAAGCAAGAGTTACTTGATACTCTTAAAACTATCGCCAAAGATCTTAAACCTAGTGGGGACTTTATTGAAAATCCGGCAGAACGAGCATTTAATAAAACTACTGTTGAACAGCTCGATGCGCTGGTTCAAGAAAAGATTCGGCAGTCGGCTAATGATCCTAAGAAAGCTCTTAAAGAATGGAAGGCAATGCGTAAACAGTTTATGAAAGATGTATCAGAAGGATTACCGTCTGAACTTCCGGAGCCAAATACATCTCCATATGTTAAAACAACGTATACTGAAGAAGAGCTAGCACAAAATAACCAAGCTATGCAAGAGGCCCTTAGAGATCCTAAGTTTGCGATAGCCAAACAAATCATAAGTTATGATCGAAAGAATCCCCAGTTCTTTAGTTCTGAAGTTAATGAGATGATGGATAAGCATCGCGCATACCAACGAGCTCTTGAAAAGACTTTACAGAATTATACAGGCTGGGACAAATCCCTAGATAAACTCGTATCCCACCCTGGTATGCAAAAAACTCTCAAAGTTGATCGTATGATTAAACAAGAATCTGCTAACCTTGTCGGTACCCCCTTTGAACAAGGAGTTCGGTATTTGAGACTTGGATTTCTTGATAAACTAAGGGGTACAAAAGAACTCGATAATTTCACTGCTCTTACTCACAGAATGCAGCAAAATCAATTTCTAGATGCCTTAAGAGCACGTATGGGAACTCCAGTAGATCTTGATAGTTTTACCAATGAAGAACTTAGAGATCACATTATCGAGAAACTTTCGCGAGATATATCAGAAGCCGATATTAAAGACCAGGGAGTAATTGATAGCCTCGAAGAAATTGCCGTGGCTACGGATCCTCTTACTGGTCAAAGAGAGACTTATGTGCCTGAGAATATTAAGCGAGCCCTGGGCTACAGTGACCCCGACCTAATTGATGTCCAACGAGCAACAGCTACTGAAATCACTGAGTCATCAAAAGCTCCGTCATTACAAGTACGAGTAACCAAAGTAATGAATAAACTACTAGATGATACTGTCGATACTTCAAGTATGGCCATTAGTGATATTATAACCCGACGAACGACCGATCCTTTATTTATGGAGGTCTTAGACCCTGAAGAGATTGTCGAAATATCTAAAAACATGGTGATCTCAGGTAAAGAACAGTTCTTAGCAATTCCTAAAGTTAAGAAGGCTTTAGGTCTCTCTAAAATCTCCCCTGGTCTTTCTGAAAATAAGGTGAGTCGGCTGTATAAACTCTATAAGGGAGTAGAGGCCAAGAACTTAAAGCGGTTTAAAAAATACTTAAGCTCTAAGGAGTCTACAACTTTTATGAAACCTAACGACCTTAGCTCAGGTCGCATAAATGCGTTATCAGATAACGCAATAGGTTTGGCTGTAATTCGTAGAGGTGTGCTGGTTCAACAAGCCATACGAGAGACCCTTGAAAATGGCCAAGTGAATTCTAGAACCCTTAAAAACTTGAATAGATACTCAGTTAAGTTATCTTCACCTACTGCGGCTTATAAGTCTATGACTAAAATCTTATCAGAAGATTTTGTTTCAGTTAAACGAAACTTAGACAGATTGTACGCCACGCCTAATAGTCAAATGATCACAGCTCAGTATCTCACTTCTTGGCAACATGAAGTTGAGACGGAAGACGCTATGCTTCGACAAATTCTTAATGCTAGGGGGGACCGTCCGCGGGATATAACCAATATGCGCAGGGCCATTAGTAGATATGCAGAGGCGGTTCAGCAAATTATTAACAAACAAGCGGTTAACCGGGTAGGAGAGTCTATTGACTATATGAGTCAATCGTTACCTGAACAAACTTTTTCAGCCTCTCGAGCAACCGAAAGTTTAAAACCAAAAACTACCCAACAGCTTTCACGCGAAGAAAATCTTAAAGCGTCTATCGACCAGAAGAAAGCAAAAATTCAAGGAGCTCAGTAATGGGTATTATTCAACAAGGCGCAGAAGCTGTCCGGTCAGAAGTCCCCACTTCAAGGGGACTTGCTGAGTCATCGACATCTATTAGAAAAACAATGGCCAACGCGGCATTTGAAATAGGAGTTAACAATATGTTAGCTCAGTCTCACACTGGCATAGTCAACCTCTTATCGAATGCCGCGGCTTTAGCAGTTAAAGGGCCTGAGACCGGAGTACGGGCCGTACTATCAATGGGTAACAAACCTGAGAGTCGAACCTATTATCCTGAAGCTCTTGCTGAACTCACTGGTCTTGTAAGTGGTATTGATAAAGCTGTCAGATATTCTGGTCGTCGTCTTATGAACGGAATTACTCGGTCAAATGAAACCGTTGAAGAATCGCTGAGTAAGGTTAATTCTCTTAAAGAGATCGCTGATGTTAATGACTTGTATCTTAAGAATCGATCAATTACGAAAGAGAACTTGGGAGTAGAGGATATTCCATTAGTAGGAACCCTAGTTGATGGTTTAGGATCTATTATTAATGCCCCTGGAACTATGCTAAACCATACTGACATTACTTTCAAGATGATCCATGCTGAGCAAGCGAAAGAAAAAATGGTCATTAACATGGTGAAGTCAGGTAAAGCAAAAACCCCTGAAGAGGCACGTCAAATTATTAATTCATCTGAAGATGCCCAGAAATCTTTAATTAACGAAGCTGAATATTATACCTATCAAGCTCATCCTAAATCTAAACTGTTCTCTTGGATCATGGATAGCAAGCTGACCGAAGCACCAGGGGTTAGATGGCTGATTCCCTTTAAAAGATCTATTGCTAACATCCAAGAAATGGGTTTTGAGTACTCCCCCCTGGCCTTTGCGGTTCCTGAGCTTCGTAGACGTATTCTCTTTGGTACAGAAGCTGAGAAAGCCGCAGCTCGAACTAAGCTGATTACCGGTTCATTTATGCTAGGGCTCTTAGCGTATAAATTAAATGATAATCTTACTGGTGCAGCACCACGAGATCCTGTTCAACGTGAGATGTGGCAAGATACCTACGGTAAAGAATTTACTTTTAAAGCAGGAGACCAGAGGGTAGAACTTGATACTCTTGGACCTTTAGGTGAAATGCTCAAAGCTGTAGCTCTGTACAAACAATGGGCAGCTAATGAATCTGCTTTAGATGAGGGCGACCACCCGATGAATAAACTGGAAACCGTACAGAAGTACGCGCAGTTTGTTCGTCCTATTATGGAAGTGCTTACTGATGATTATTGGACCCATAATTTAGCTGAGTTCTACAACGATATTGACATGGCTCTTCAAGAAGGCAATATTAAACCGCTTGCTCGATGGGTTGAACGAATGGGTGAACTTACCGTTCCTTTAGCCGGTGCACGCGGAGTTCAACGTATAGTTGAAGATCAAGACCCGACTAAAAAAGAATACCGAGATATCGGGGACCAAATTAAACTTATGATCCCCGAGCTTCGTAAGAATCTTCATCAGTCCTACTCCTGGGATGGCTCGCCAATGCTGGTTAATAGATTCCAGGGGTTTAACACTTTACCATTTATACCAAATCCTTATCATAAAGATGATCCTATCCGTGATGCTTTGATGCAGTATAAAGTCAAATTCCACAAGCGCCAGGACTTTGTTCGCACTCCTGGAATAGGAGGAAAACCTGGAGTTAAAGTCCAGATGAACCGTGATGAGTGGGACGCATTTAACGCCCTTATAAATAAAGGACTACCTGACCAGGGATTTCCGTCAATTCGAGATATCATGGGAAGTGTAATTGAGTCCCGTAAATTTGAAAGACTTGATAATGACGATCAACGAAATATAATGCTTAGCTTAGTCAGAGATCGATACTTTAAACAGGCTAAACAGATCTTTTTGTTAACTCAACCTGGTCTTCAAGAACGCAGAAAACTTGCTTACATTAACCAGCTTAACTGGTATAACAGAAAGGAGCAGTAAATGACTATTCAAGAGCACAGCAGTCGAATCTATTATCCTTATACTGGACCCGGGGACTATACCTTTAACTTCCGTATCTATGACGATGTTGATATAGTCTGTCAGATTCTATTTGCTACTGGAGTTGTTAAGACCCTTGATCTTGGAACTGATTATACGGTTACAGTTCAATCAGGATCCGACGGAGGAACTGTTCATACTACATACACTCTAGGCCAGGGGGAGACTGGACAGCTTTATATATCTCGTGGATTGCCAGCTGTTCAATTAACAGACTATGTTAATAACCATCCTTTTGACGTTGAAATTCTTGAAAAAGACCTTGACTACATAACCATTCTTATTCAAGATGGCCTTCGAGACCTCCATGACGGTACAGTAGCTGCTAACTGGAGAGGTGACTGGCAAGCAAATACTAAGTACATGGTTAAAGACCTCGTTGTAGCTGGGCCTGATAACAATTGGTATGCTTGTCTAGTCGAGCATACTTCTACTTCTTCATTTTCAAATGATTTAGCCGCTGGCTATTGGACTTTAGCCTTAGATGCTGGTGGTATTACAGATGACGCTGATCGAGCTGAAACTGCAGCTAATAATGCGGCTACTTCTGAAGCTAATGCTGCGACCTCTGAAACTAATGCAGCTCAGTCGGCATCTGACGCTCAAGACTCAGCTGATGATGCCGCCGATTCAGCAACGCTAGCTCAGCAAGCTATTGATGATACTCATGCTATTGCTGAAGGTGATAGTATTCGAGTAACTACTAGTGGAACTAACCCAATTACTAGTGAAATTAGTTTGGCTACCGGCGCAGCCACCTGGTCTGATACTGCCGATTGGAATAGCGACGACTTAGCTGTAGCAGGTAGTGCGCATTGGATAACCCGAGGAGACACTCCTAATGGCCCAGGGGATCATGAGTACTTCTATAGTTTCTGTTTCGAGTACGAGACTAAAGACGGTTCTGGAAATCTGACTCAACTAGCTATTGGCTACGAAAGCGATAAAATTTTTATGCGCCATCGACATAGTGGTACTTGGTCTAGCTGGGTTGAATTTGCCTCTGAACTCTGGCAAATTACCGAGAACACTACTTTTTATATTGATAACTCAGGTAATGATAGTACTGGAGATGGTAGTTATGGGAATCCTTGGAAAACGGTTACTCATGCACTAGCCGTGTTAAGCCGTTATCGCATTACTAATAACGCGCTGGTAACTATACATTTATCAGCAGAAGACCATATAGAACCAACACATGGAAATAATAATGGTTTAACTTGGAGTCATCCTCAATCGGAGTCAATACGATTAGTAGGCGCCGATCAAAATGCTAGACTACTGTTTAACACTACTGATGGCGCTGTTACTGGGATTACTGTACGAGTAGGAAATACTTTAAATATAACTAATATTACTCTAGTTGGCCCTAGAGTAAATGGGGAATCTCAAGCAAATGATACTACTATACGAGCTATTAAATGTGAGTCAGGGACAAAAATAATTTCGACTAGCCTATTGCAAATCGAAAATTTTCTCTCTGGTATGTGGTTAGCTAATTCATACATACGGTGCGGCGTACTTTATATAGCTGGGTGCCACGACTACTTAACTCTACTAGAAAATAGCGCTGGTTCTATTAAAACTTTAAATTTAATAGGGTATAGCACTTTTGCTGCGTACGGTTTACAGGCTGACGGCGGATCGTGTATTAAGATATGGTACTCATTATCAATTATGAATACCACAGTTGCGTGCTACGCACATCAAAGTGGACAAATCTTACTTCCAATATCAAATATAACTTTAACAGATAATACCACAGATTATAGTCCGCCGGCTTTTACTGGTAGTAATACGCCGATTTGGGGAACAGGAGGTGCGTATATATGGAAAGCGTAAAGCGGGTAGTTAGTTTTATCTGTATAGTTTTAACTTTAACTGGCTGTGGATTTAAAGAATACAACTCTGCAGTTCAACAAGATAACCAGGCCAGGGTGAAAGCCTTTGGCGAAGCCATGTCCAAACAAACTACTGAGGGCGGGAGGTTAGCGGTCGCGTTAATCTTTGCCACGGGTATGGGGCAAACTCCATTGGCCAAGCCCGAAACGGCTGCAACATATATCCCTCTGGTATCTTCAGCTGTTAGTCCATTTATACCCTTATTTTATGGAGGTAATCGTCATAAAACTACAACTTCAGATCTTAAGGCTGGTCGAGATATTTTCTACTATGGAGCGAGAACTGACGCCCACATAAACGGTCCTGAAACTACGACCATTGGCGACAAGAACAAAATCAAATTAAAAAGAAGTGATGAGCCCAAAAAGATCAAAATTCCGATTGAAGGAACCCAAGATGAGAATTGAGGGGATGCTAATGCTGTTTGTAACAGCATTAGCAATCGTAGTTTCAGTGTTTGGAGTTCTGCAGTCATACGACAGGGAGACCGCTCAAAGAATAACTAAACTTGAGTCAGAAGTCGAGATGCTTAAAACTTCATGTTGTGGTGAAATGTATTATAGATTTGGTCCTTCAAGAACTAATCAAAATACACCGATCGAAGGGCATCCATAAAATTCATATTACATAACTCTTTATCATGGAGTATCTTCAGGATCTTTTCATCAATAGTACCTTCCATAACCAGGTGGTGGTTGATAACCTTTTCTCGTTGGCCTTGCCGATGTAAGCGACCGACTGTTTGGAAGTATTGCTCGAATGACCAAGGGAAAGACATCCACACGAGGATACTCCCGCCCGCTTGTAAATTCAAGCCATGAGAAATAGATCCGGGATGTACTACCAACAAAGGTAATGAACCAGCGTTCCATTGTGACAGTAATTGATTCCCAGCTTTGGCCCCTAACCCACCATACAAAAATTTCGCTTGGGGCAATACCCGAGCGATTTGCTTTACACTCCCCCTGTACTGGATACAGCATAATATAGGCTGTCCCGCAGCACTCTCGACAAGTTCCTTCAGAACCATCAACTTTGAATTGTGTACCTCTAGCCATTCGTGTTCCTCACTGTATAATCCACCAGCCGTAAACTGACTAAGTTTATTCCCAAGCGTAGCTCTTGAAAACGCAGCTACGTCTCCTTCTTCTAAGGCCAAACAGAAATTCTTTTCCAGGTCTTTATACATCTTTTTATACTTCTCTGGAAAAGGAACTACTATCCGGTTATTAACCATAGGAGGCAGTTCAACGTCAGCATCCTTAAGCTTAATACTTAAGGTTATATCTGAAACCCGCTCATAAATCTCCTTAGACACCCCTGGTCTAATACGATACAAACGGACTGTCATACCAGGGTAGGAAAAGGATTCACAATACCGACGTCTAAACGTCGTTATATTCTTCCCTAGTCTTTCCCCCTGGTCTAGCATGTAATACTGAGACCACAAGTCCATCAACGAATTGGGAGCCGGAGTTGCTGATAATAAGATACGTCGATCAGTAAATAGAGGGCCAGCTAACTTCAGGATCTTAAAACGCTTAGTCGCATGGCTTTTGATAAAAGTAGATTCATCAAAGACTACATCCCTTGGTCTCCAAGAACATGACTGTTTTGAAAACCAGGGGATACCTTCGTAATTGAGGATATTGAAATCGTATAACTGATTATGAACTAATGACTTATTCGGTCCATGAAGAACTTGATAAGAGGCTTCAGGATACCATTTTTGTATTTCCTCAGGCCAAGTTCTAGTAACAACACGTAATGGAGCCATAACTAAAGCTGGTCGTTTAGCGTGTTTAAAATGTTCTAATACCACCCTAGTCTTACCAAGCCCCATGTCCATCCATAATGCAGCTATAGGATGGGTCTGTAAGAATTTACAGGCTACTTTTTGGTGTCGTCTTAAAGGTTCCATAGTCGCCTCTCAATTTCAGTAGGGCCAGGAATATTCTTGATACTCTCTACTCGACGTATATCTTCTTCAGATCGTGGTTGAGTATATGAATCTACCTTGGCATCTGTATACCTCTTTATAGGCTTATATAAATCATCACAGTCGATTTTGCCGTCTTCCCATTGTTGTAGCTTTTTGCGTAAATAAGTTTCTGAAATTCCAGGGAAATGCTCTTGTAGCGCCGAAACAAAATTTACGCAGTCTTTCCCTCTCACATATACTTTCTTAGTGAGAGGGAGTCCGTATCGCGCGTTTATGAGAGCCTTTTTCACGAATTTACGGAGCTCTTCCAGATTCTTACAGCGCTCAAGATTTGAATAAACACCTGAGGTGGATATACCTAAAAACTTTGCAAACTTAGGGATCGAATCGAATACAAGACCATCAAACGATATTCGATATTGCCGTCTCTTTCCCCTCTGGTATGTTGTTATTCTAACATACGACGGCCATGGGATTTTAGGATTTATCATAGCGGAGTTCTTTAAACACTGGGAATCTTAAGCTGCCATACGGGGTTTCTTCCATGTAAGCAACTTCGACTATTTTACCAACAATCCGATTAGGGTCGGCCCAAAAGGTCTGGCGCTCTTCCATCGAAAAGCCTGAACCTACTTTAACCTTCTTGCCTTTATAATCGACAACAATTCCACCAAGCATTCCGGCG